TCGCCCCACAATGGGCACCGGTGCGTTCTGGGATCAGGTCAACACCAGAGTGATGGAGCAATTCATCGACAAGGCCGAATATTTGCTCACCATCGACTACGACACGTTTTTCACCAAGGAAGACATTGAGCACCTGTTTGCCCTGGCGATGACGTTTCAGTGCGATGCCATCACAGGCTTGCAGACCAAGCGTGAAGATGGGCGGCCGATGCTCACGCTCAAGGGGATGCTGGACAACCCGCCGGAGGGCGGCAAGACGCAGGTGGAAAAGTCGTGGTTTGCCGAGCCAGTGCAGGAAGTGGACAGCGCACATTTTGGATGCACGGTCATCAGCACGGCCGCCCTGAAGCGGGCTAAGAAACCGTGGTTCTGGAGCAAGCCCGACAGCGAGGGCGGGTGGAACGACGGAAACGCGACTCGCCTGGGGCGTATAGACCCTGACATTTACTGGTGGCGGAACTGGCGTGAAAGCGGCAATCGAGTTTTTGTCTCTCCACGCATCGTGCTGGGCCACGGCGAATACGTGGTGACGTGGCCCGGCCAGGAACTTGGGTCGCCCGTGTTCCAGTGGGCCACGGAATTCACCAACACGCTGAAACGTCCAGAAACTGCATGGAGCGTGCCGCAATGAGGAAACTGAAATTCACCCGCGCATGGCGTGGATACCGCACAGGCCAGGTGGCCGAGGTTCCCGGCGGCATCGCACAGCAGCTGCTGGCCATGCGTGTGGCCGTCGAAGACACGCAGCAGACCCTGATTGAAACCGCGTCTGTTGACCACGACGCGGAGACAGCAGACGCCACGCCACGCAAACGAGGACGCCGTGCAGTACCGAAGCCTGACACGCCAGACGCCGCCGGCCGTTGAACCAGTTACGCTGGCAGAGGCTAAGGCCCACCTGCGTGTGGACACGTCTGACGATGACACCTACATCGGGACGCTGATCACGGCTGCCCGCGAATGGTGCGAGCAGTACCTAGACCGCACGCTGGTGCATACGCAGTGGGCGATGCGGTTCGACACGTTCCCGCCTGACGGGACGCAAGACATTGAGCTTCCACGCCCGCCAATGGCTGCCGCTGGCACGACCACGGCGGTGGCCCTGACGTTCACGTTTGAGAACGGCACTACTTCTACATACTCCACGGCCAGCTACCGCGTGGACCGGGCCGGCACGCCTGGCACCGTGAAGACTCTCTACGGCCAGACGTGGCCGCCGCACTTGATGGATGACAACGCAATCAGCGTGACATGGTGGGCTGGCTATGGAGCCACAGGGGCAAGCGTTCCCGCCACGATTCGCCACGCGATCCTGATGCTGGTTGGCCACTGGTACGACGGTGCCCGTAGCGGCGTTGTCATGGGCAGTATCAGCAAGGAAGTGGAGTTCGGCGTGAAATCCCTGCTCGACTCGCAACGCTGGGGATCGTACCGATGATTAAGGCCGGTGATCTCCGCGAACGCGTCACGGTGCAGATTGCCAGCGGCAGCACAAATGCCCTTGGCGAAACCGTGCTTTCGTGGAGCAACAGCACTGCGGTGTGGGCAAGCGTTGAGGGTGCTTCGGCGCGTGAGGCGCTTGCTGCTGGCCAACAAGAAACGTCCGTGACGCACAAAGTTCGGATGCGTTACCTGCCGGGTCTAACTCAAAATATGCGGCTGTCGTGGCGTTCCCGCACGCTGGACATCGTGAGCCTGCTCGAGCACAACAACCGCAGTGAGCACGAAGCCATCTGCCAGGAAACCACCTGAATGGCTGGCATTATCGTCACCGCGAAAATCGACAACCTCACTGAGTTGCGGGAAAAGCTTAAGCAGTTCCCAAACGTGGTTGCCAGCAAGCTGCTGGCCAGTGCGTTGCGCAAGGCCATTAAGCCAGCCGAGGCGGCGCTGCGTGCCGTGACTCCGCAGGGGCCAACCGGCAACCTCGCGCGGGCCGTGAACACGAAGGTAAAGACCTACACGAAGGACGGTGCGGCTGTCGGCCTAGTCGGATTCAACCGATCCGGAAAGGGCGCTTCGCGGTCTGCGGCTGGTGGCTCAGTGGACGCAGGCACAGACAGAGCCTTCCACCAAGGCTTCGTGGAGTTTGGCACGAAGCAACGCCTCATTGATAAGTTCTCAGACAAGCCTTATCAGCGGAAAAGCAAGAAGGGGCTAGTGCACTGGGTCAGTGGGCAAAACGCCTACATTGCATCCTCTTTCAACTGGCTCGGCCCGTTCAAGATGCTTCCGACGCCACGCCCGCCGCGTGGCAAGAGAGGGCACCGCGTCGAGACAGACCCTGCCTACCAAAAGGCGTTTTTCAAAAAGTCCCGCAATCCAATCGTGCTGAACGCGATGCCGCGTGGCGGCAAGTCCGGCAATCCGCCCATTGAGGCCGCCTGGCGAAACTCGCAGGGTGAGGTGGCACAGATCCTGAGCGACGAACTCAGTGTGTCGATTGACGATGCGCTTCAGGCGGTTGCCATGTTTATGACCAAGACCGTGAGCGGAGGAAACTAGGCATGTCCCTCAAGTCGCCTGAAGCCGCATTGCGGAGCCAACTCGTGGCCAATGCCGCAGTCACCGCAATAGTCGGAAGCCGCGTCTACCCGCTGCTCGCCCCATCAGACGCGGCGTTGCCATTCGTGACGTGGAGGCGGTCAGGCATCGTGCGGCAGCATTCGCTTGCCGGCCCCGTTGGGTCGCCAACCGTGAGCGTTGAATTTCAACTGTACGCGGAAACGTACAACGCCGTAAGGGAACTGGCTGACAAGGCACGGCAGGTTCTGGATGGCTGGGGTGGCACCGTGGACACTGTAGAGGTGAAGCACGTGTCGCTGGAACAGGAGTACGACGGTTTCGTGCAACTGGCCGGCAGCGAGGTTCCGCCAATTTACACGGTAGTTCAGGTCTACAACGCACTCTGGCAGGAGATTTGATAAATGGCCGTTACGCCGCATGATGGTGTCGGAACCACATTCACGTTTGCTGGGACCGGGTACACGGTCACCAACATCGTCATCACGAACACGGACCCGAACGTCGAAAACACGATCGACGTATCGCATCTTGGGCTGACCACCGGCGCTTCCGTGCTGACGCAAGACCGACCGCTCGGCGGATCGACCACCAGCACCGGCCAGACCGTGCAGGTTGACTATCTCGGAAAGTCCTTGATTGCGGACGGTTCCACCGGGACGCTCGTTGTATCGCACAACAGCGTGACGCTGCTGAGCCGTGCCGCCACCGTCAGTTCCAGCACGCTGACATTCGCGGTCAACGACGCCGTCAAGGGTTCCGCCACGTTCCGCATTGCCAGGTCGTGAGCCTGACGGGGAGCCGTCATGCCGACGCCAGCGCAAAACGCCACGATAACGTGGGGCTCTTTCACGCTGTCTGAGGTGACGGAGTACGCCGTTGACGCCACTGTGGCCTACGGCCGCAATGTTGGCGACTGCGGCACCGTCACTGTGCGTGCGCTCGCCAATCCAATTCCGGCAGCGTACTACGGCTACTACGGTCTGCTCACGATAGCGCACGCTGGCGTCATTAAGTTCAAAGGCGCTTGCATTTGCGAGCGCATTACCATTGAAGCAACGAGAAACGACGTGCTTCGGCACGCGTTCGTTTTTCGCATTTACTACCCGTTAAGGAACTACTAAATGGCCGCCCTGACGAAAGACCAAATCCTTTCCGCCGACGATCTCGACCTGCTTGAAATTGAGGTGCCAGAGTGGGGCGGGTCCGTGTATTGCCGCGTCATGAGCGTTGGAGAGCGTGACGCCTACGAACGCGAATGGATTGGCAAGAAGGAAACCGGCGTGGAGAACTTTCGCACGAAGTTCCTGCAGCGAGTGCTGTGCTCCAAGGACGGGCAGCTGCTGTTCACGCCCGATGAGGTTTCGGCTTTGTCAAAGAAGTCTGCCCGAGTGATGGCACGACTGTGGGAACGGACGATGAAGCACAACCATTTGATGGCGGATGATGTGGAGGAGTTGGCAAAAAACTGAACCTGCGCCCCTCGAGGCGGTTCCTATTCCGTCTGGCCGGTCATCTCGGCATGACGGTGGGCGAACTTGAGCGGCGCATGGACAGCAAGGAACTGAGCGAGTGGGTCGCGTACACCAGGCACTTTGAGGCAATACCGGATTCATGGCGTGAAACAGGCCTGATCGTTTCAGCGATGCTGGCTCCGTACTCTCGCAAAGGACAATCGCCACGGCCGGAAGACTTCATACCGATTGAGTCTCCACCGCAGCACCCTGACCAGATGCGTGACGCGATAGATGAACTCAACAGACGGCTTGGGGTGATGTGATGGCAACCGTACTTGGCTTGGCGATGAAGGTGACGGCCGATGCCAGTGGGCTCGGCTCGTCGTTGTCGCCGGTTGATAAGGCGCTTGCCGACTTGGGCAGCAAGGCTGAATCCACGGCCAGTATCTTTGACAGGTTCCGTGCCACGACAGAAGGTGCGGCCAACGCCCAGGCGAACGTCAAAAGCCAGTTCGACCAGTTGGCGGCTGCCCTGCAGGCCGGCGAGATCAGCGCCAAGCAGTACGCAGAATCATTTACGGCGATCCAATCGGCGGCACAGCAGACGGCACGCATCTTTGAGGATGGTGCCAGGACGATTGAGAAGTACCGCACGGCCGAGGAGCAAACCGCACTCGCGGTGGATCGGCTGAACGAGCAGCTGAAGGCAGGTGCCATCGACAGCGCTACCTATGAGCGTGCACTGGCAGACGTGACCGGCGAGAACGAACGTGCCGCAAAAGCGGAGGAAAAGGTCAACCAGTTCCGCGATCGTGGCCGGCAGATCCTTGAGCAAACCCGCACGCCGCTCGAGCGGTATGACGCCCAGGTCAATGAACTGCGGCAGCACCTTGAGGCCGGCACGATTACGCAGGAAACCTATGACCGTGCGTTGACGAAGGTGTCGGCCGATTTCAAGAAAGCCGAGGAAGCTGCCAAGGGATACGACAAAGAAGCAGATAAGGCTGGCAAAGGCGGCGTGCTTCAATTCAACGAACTGAGCGGGATTTTGTCCGCGATCCCTGGCCCGATTGGCAACATCGCCGGACGCATGTCTGGCCTTTCGAGTGCGGCCGAAGGGCTTGGCAGGGTGTTTGCCGGTGGGCTCCAGTCTGGCGTCACATCTGTGGCTGCGTCAGTGTCCGCACTGGTCAATCCGTTTACGGTCGCAGTTGCAGGGATTGCCGCCTTTGGCGCTGCCGCCGCATCAATTGCCAGCGGTTTATCGAATCTGTCCGCTAAGGCCGAGGCATTATCTAATACTGCCTCAAGGCTTGGGGCTTCGTTCGATTTCGTGCAGGTGCTGGATGAGGCAGCCAAGCGAACTGGACTGTCAATTGATGAAATCGCATCCGCACTTCAGAAATTTGAAGTCAACATCGCCAAAGCCAGAGAGGGAAGCAACGACGTATCTAAGGCGTTTCAGCGGCTTGGTATTAGCCAAGAGGAGTTGAGGAACACGGACCCAACGGAGTTGGCTCAGCGTACGGCCGATGCGTTGGCAGAGATCCAAGACCCAGCAGAGCGTGCCGCCCTGGCAACGGAAGTCCTTGGCAAAAAGGGCTTGGAGCTGCTGCCTGCGTTTGCATCACTCGCAGACTCGCAGGCCGCCCTTGAGCGGTTCAGTGCCACCATCAGCGATGTGGATGTAGAGCGGCTGGCTGGCGTCGATGATTCTTTTGACGACATTCGCACTGCCCTGCAGGGACTAAGCCAGAACCTGTTGGTTCCGTTTGCCGGCCTGGCCGATGGCGTGGCCAGTGCAATTGCTGACGCCATCGGCGGGTTCACGAACCTGCTGGAACCGATCCTGAAGCGAATCACGCCGTTCCTTGATGCCATTGGCGACGGGTTCACCGCCGTTGGCGAAGTCATCTACGAGGCAGGCACGTTTGCTGGCAACGCACTCGAGACGTTTTTTGCAATCGTGGAACGACTTGGCACGATTGTCGGTGCAGCCGTAGATCAGACTGTCGGATATGTGGCCGATCTGGTGGCTGGCTGGCTGGACTTCACAGGCATTGGCGGAACAATCTCAAGCGTGACCAGCGCCATAGCCGGTGCGTTCCAGGGTTTGTGGCAAGGCATAAAGAATGTCGTGTCTCAGGTCGGCGGGTTCATCGACCGTGTGCTGCAGTTCGCGGAGGATTGGCTTGGAATTGACCGTGGCGTGCAGCAGGCTACGGAGTCGTACGACAAGCAGCGTGAAGCTGTTGCTGCTGTTTCCGAAGAGGCAGAGAAGAAAGCCAAGGCAGAGCAAGAGGCTGCCCAAAAGGCCATTGAAGCAAACACCAAGATTGCTGATTCGTTGCTCGAGCAGTTGAAGATTGAACAGGAATTCGGCGGCGACTCCGCGCGGTACAAGGCGGCACAGAACGTCGAGGCCGTCGAAAAGGAAATTGCCAGGGTCAAGCAGGACGTTGAAAAGGCCAGGGCTGCCGGCGACAAGGATGCCGAGCGGGCTGGCATGCAGCGGCTGCAACAACTGGATCAAGTCCAAGCTCAGCAGGAAGACATTGCTAGCGGTGCGGCCGCCCAACGCAAGCAGGCCGAGGAAGAGCAGAAGCGGATTGATGCCGAGCAGAAAAAGCGAGATGAACAACGGCAGAAACTACTGGAAGACAATGGCAAGAAGATTGCCGAAGCGCAAAAGAAATACGCTGAAGAAGTCTTCAAGCTGGAAAAGAAGCGCGTTGAAGACCTGCGGAAGTTGCGGCTTGGTGCTCTTGAGATCGGTGACATTCGCACTGCGGGCGGCGCCAGCACCTTCCTCGACCTAGCCAGCGGCAAGGCAGACCCCGCCATTGAGGAGTACCGCAAGCAACGCAAGGAACTTGAAAAGCTAAATGAAAACGTGCTTAAGTTGCGTATGGAGAAGGCGGAAATCCTTGGGGGCGTAGGCTAATGGGAAGCGTTGGACAACCTACCGGCGGATCGCTCAAGCCAGGGTCGCAAGGCGCTGACACGGAAATCATCCAGATCGGCCCGACGATCAGCATTGGTACGCTGACGCCAGCACCGACCGCAGCGCCTCCACCTCAACAAGCGGAGGTGCCAGATCCTGATGCAGTACCAAAGTTCACGATCACGGAAACGCGTGGCGTTGAACAGAGGTTTGGCGAACCGCCACGGCACACTCGCAAGTTTCGTGCCGTTCAAGAGATTATTCCGGGTCTGACGACTACGCGCAGCGATGTCACCAAGTACATAAACGCTTCCGTTAATTCTCCGCACCCTGAATTTCCCGGCTGCGTGCTTACGGAATACTCTTCGCAAGAAACAATTGAAGACACGGAACGCAGCAAGCAATTCATCACAGAAATCAGCACGGTCTATTCAATCCCGCCGCAAGAGCAGGACACGCCAGACCAGCACCCACTGACACGTCCAGACACGTGGAGTTTTCAGACGCAAGGTGCTTCCATATCTGCGCTGTACTACTTTGACGGCAACGAGTTGAAGCCGTTGACCAACAGTGCTGGCGACTACATCAAGGGGCTGCAGGGCGATGAGGCTCAGACAAAGGTGGTCATCAAGGGCAACCGGGCCGTGTTTCCATCTGCTATAGCCACTGCTCTGACAAACTGTGTGAATGACACGGCGTGGCTAGGCGGTGGCCAAGATCAGTGGAAATGCCAGGGCATCAGCGGCCAACTAAAATACGAGTCAGTCAACGAACTGCTGGTGCGGTACTGGGAAGTGTCTGTCGAGCTGCTCTACCGTCAAACCGGATGGAACCTGCTAATACCCGACGTGGGGTTTAATTTTATTGCAGGCGGCGAGAAACAACGCGCCATGGTTTGGGACGATAAAAACAAAGAATGGTTGGCAACAGCAGAGCCAATAGCACTAGATGGCGCTGGCGGGAAAAAAGATCCTGGCAATGCTCCGGCAATTCTCACGCGTCGTCTATATCGCAGGATAGATTTTAATACCTATTTCGGTTCACCACCCAGTTGAGGCAAAAATGGCCGACCTGTCCTTCAGCGTGTCAGCACTTGTCAGCAAAGGCGCTTTTTCGCAGTCGTTCAACGCTGCCAACATGACGGCGGATATTTCGTCCGCTGGCATGATTGCCCTCACGTTGAACCTGAACACAGCCACCACGGAAATCAGCACGGCCACGATGAGCAGCCTGGGCTTGTGCTACGCCAGGAACCTGTCAACGGCCACAACGCACACGGTGTCGTTTGGCCGGCTGAACGGCACAACGCTGTACGAGTCCGTCAGGTTGCGTGCCGGCGAGGCCGCCATGTTCCGAATGGCTGCCGGTAGCTACGCGGCAAAGGCTGCGGTGGCTGGTTCGCGGCTTCTCATCAACGTGATTGAGGATTGAGTCGGTGGCCGACAGCGACCCTATAGCGTTCACTCGAGGTGCGGCAGATCGCATTGCCGCAGCTGTACGCACTGTTGAGATTGGCAACAGACGATCCGGCGGCATTGAGTGGGAAACGCAGGTGCCGGCACTGCGGAAAGTATTTCGCGTGTGCACGTTCACTGGAGCGTGGGACAAGAACACGTTTCACGTTGTGACGTTTCGCAACATCACGACTACGCCAAACACGACCACGGCTTACAACCTGTTCGCCGACGTGAACAGCGGCGACACGTCTGCCAGCAATGTGAACTGCGCAATTGCACGCGAAGGAACCGCGTGGTATCTGATCGCAGCCGAGTGTTAGGCCATGTTTATCTCAGGCTGCTGGTGCTGTGGCGGCTGCCCTTGCGGGCCGGAAACGATTCCGTGGGGTGCGGGTTCCAACGTCATCATCACGGTGGTGATTTCAGGCACTTCGTTTGACGTGTGTCAAAATTCTGGTTCGACGCTCACGTTTAATGATTCCCGTTTGTCGCCAGGGCATCCCTACTACTGCACGTATTATTCGGACTACGACATCGAAGGCACCATCGTGCGTGTGTTTTATTTAGTCGATGGCCCGGAGTGCGTTTATCAAGTCAATGGCTGGACTGGCGCCACGACGGTGACTGCCACAACTCTGGAATGCACCTAGTGGATGCCATGCCGCTTGCGTGCGTGGACGGGCGTGCGTCGTGCCGCTGTGGGTTTTCCGTGCGGTGCACCGAAACCGTCTATCACAAATGCCTGCGTCTTGGTCTGGGCGACCTAGTCGCTGCTGGCCTAGCCGCCGTCGGCATTACGCCTGAGCGTGTGTCTGCAGTCACCGGCAGGCCGTGCAAGTGCAAGCAGCGCCAGCAGACGCTGAACGAGATTGGCCGCAGCATCGGCATCGGTTGACAGTTCTGCCACAGTCGATGCGGAGGATCTGCCGTGGCCGAAGATCACAGCATCACGATTGACGGCAAGCGTTGGCTGCTGCGGTTCACCAGGCTAAAAGGTGGCGCTGCTGGGTGGACGTTTTTTGACAACGCCAAGCGACCGCGAATCCTGATTGATGACCAGCTGCGTGGCGGCACCCGCCTTGAGACGATCGTGCACGAGTTGCTGCACGCCTGCCTAGGCCCGAGCATTTCTGAAGAGGCTGTCACCGAGGCGGCACGCGTGATCCGCAGAACGCTGGTGACGCTGAACTACAGGGAGGTCAAGGATGGCGAAAGGTAGGCCGACGCTGCTGGCCAGCGTCCAACAGGCAGTGCACTCGTCCCGAACTGGCTGGTGGGACAGGCTGCCTGCTGAGGCGCAGGCGGAACTGCTCGAGGTGAAGCAGCAATATCAATCCGGCGAGTTGAAGTCACCGCCTCACCAATTGTCGCGGTTCGTGGTTGCAGCCTGCACTGAGCGTGGCTGGCCCGCCCCTGGCATACACGCGGTGCTCACATGGCTAAGAAAAAGCTGACCGACACGATAGCCGAGAACGTTGCCGACGCTGACCGCCTGGCGGCGGATGCCGAACTGGCGCGGCTGCGGTCCGAAGTGGCTAGCCTGAAGCAGCGGTACAAGGCGGCGTTGGCGGCCATTGACGCGGAACGTGCCAAGTCTGATGCCTTGTGTTCGCTATCAGGCATTTCTGCAACACGTGGCCGGAAGCGTGTCGCCGGCAGCAACAAGAAGCACGACGCCACTGCTGTGCTGATGCTGTCGGACATTCACTGCGAAGAACGCGTGCTGCCCGAAACAGTGAACGGGGAAAATGACTACTCGCTCGAGGTGTGCCAACTGCGGATGGACGAACTGCAGGAGCGGTTCCTAGCCTGCCTTGAGCACGAGCGGAACCAGGCCAGCATCAGGCGTGTTCTGGTCTGGCTTGGTGGCGATTTCATTACAGGCCACATCCACCCTGACTGCATGGAAGTGGCACAGCTGTCGCCAATGAACGCCACGCGATGGATCGCAGAGCGGTTGCGGAACCTAATCAACGAAATTTCCGCCAACGTCGATGAAGTCATTGTCTGCACAAACGCTGGCAATCACGGACGCAGCACCGAAAAAAACAGGGTGGCCACGGAGCTAGATCATTCGTGGGAACAGATGATGTACTTCACGCTTTCGCGTGAGGAGCCGAACAAGAACGTGGCGTGGCAGATTGCGGCTGGGCATCTTGGCTACGTCGATCTTGATGGGTTCATTGTTCGCACCACGCATGGTCACTCAATCAAGTTTGCGGGTGGCGTGTACGGTCTTGCCCTGCCGGCCAGCAAGGCTATCGCCAGGTGGGACGCAGGACGCAAAGCGGACCTGACCATCTTCGGCCACTACCACTCATGGGGCTGGCTGCGTGGCGCACGCTACGTGGCCAATGGCAGCATGATTGGACACAGTCCATACGCTGAGCGGGTCGCTTCACCAGAACGCCCGTGCCAAGGCATGGCGATCATCGACCACGGCAGGCGAGAGGTGACGCGGGCGTACCCATTGTTTTGCGACCGCGATCTACGAAAGGCAATCAAATGACACAAGCAGAGATTGAAGACGCCAACGAACTTATCCGCTCCGCCGTAGCCATGCGACGTGAGCGGCAGGCCGCAGGCAAGCCGCACGACGAGTGGTACGACGTGTCGCCGGCCGTAACGACGACACCCAGTATCGATCCGAAAAGTCAGGGCTACGAAGTGGACGGCGACGATTCCGAATCCTGCTGCGATGGTGGCCAGTGTCACCCGCGACCGATGGGCCACGGTGTCATGGCCAGCGGAGTGCATCCAACGTCACAACGTTTCTTTGACCTGTGCGACGAATTGAAAGCCATGCACGCCAGCAAGTCGAGCGACTACGGTTGCCCGTCTGGCAACGATCCGCTGGCCAACATTCGCAACGGTGCGGCATTCGTCGGCATTGAGCCGTGGAAGGGTGCGATGGTCAGGCTGTCCGACAAGGTCACTCGGCTGGCCACGTTCAACGCTACGGGCCGGCTTGGCCACGAAGGCGTGATGGACACCTGCCTTGATCTGGCGTCCTACGCGTTGCTGGCGTTCCTGCTG